CTCCATATCCGGTAATAACTCCTGTAAATTTAACAAAATCCTCTGAGGTTCCGGTTATTTCTAAAGATTCCAGAAACCCCTCACCTGCATCGCCCTCATTCGTATCTGTGTTTAGCATTGACCAGTCCATAATCTGTCTTGACCTGCCGATATCTTTTAACTCATCCCAACCTATTATAGCCTGATCTGTTGAATAAACCGCTTCAAAACTTATAGAATAAGAATGCAACTGTGGTAACTGCTTTTGAGCCATATCTTGCGTAGACTTGCAAGTCTTTATAAAGTTGATATTTTCAGCTAGATTATTACTCAGCAAACACCCAACAGGCGTATCGTTTATATAAAGCATTAAATCAGTCATATCCTGTTATATTACCACTAAATTTAATAAAATCCTGCACCTCACCTAATATCTCTAAATTCTCTATAAATCCTTGCCCTTGCTCACCCTCTATGCCATCGCCTGTAATTTCCCAATCTATCTGAACTCTTTCAAGCGATTTTAAGCCTGTCCACGACATTATATTATTTTCGGTAGTCATAACACCCTCAAAGGGTATTGAGTAGGTGTAGATCCTACCTAATTGAGTTAGTCCGCCTGACTGTGAAGTCTTGCACGTTGCTAGAAAAGAAATCTGCTCTGATCTGCTTACAGAGGTTAAACAACCTACTGGCACATTGTTTATAAATAGCATCATGGTCCTGCTTTTACAGTTACTTTAGTTGTCGCTCCGTAATCTGGAGTTAACGTATAATCCAGAGCAATTTCGTCATCTACTATTCTACCTAAAACTGCTTTACAAATATTCTGCTGTAAGTCATAAGTTAGGCTTAAATTCATAAAATAACCCTCTATTAAATTAATTGACCACCTCTGCAAAGGATTAAAGTAGCCAAATATAGATCCCTCAAAGCGCACAAATGGTCCTGCGTATAATCTCTGTTTTTCTTCTACTGATATTCGTAAAAATGCTTTGCTACTTTCATAAGGAGTAGCTAAAATACTCTCAGATATTCCTCTGCGATTCCATAAAGTAGTTAGCGTCGTTTGGTTTGCTTGATAAATTCCGCTTAGATATAAATTTGATGTTGTATCGCCATTAAACAGATTAACAGTTTCTGGCACAAAAGTAAACTTCCCTGTTTGCGTAGCCGTATGCATTTCACCAATAGGATCCTCTGTGCCTATGTTAGGAATTATACTTGCTGATCTATAAGTAATAAATAAATCAATAGATGGAGGTATTAAGTCCTCACGTGCTTCGTATAGTCTAATAGTTAGGTTTCCTGTAATTGGCGCTCTACGTGCAGTAATACTCATAGCGCCCTCATAGTATTGTAAAGTCAAGCCGTTTATTCTAGTATCATTTACACCCCATTCGCCAGTCTGGTCTAAATACCATGTTGTTAATCCATCAGTTAGCATAACTCTAGCACTTGGTCCGTCTGATATATAGTTATAATAACTCATCTTAAACACCACCATATCGCCCTCTGTAATTGGCGCAGGTGTAATGTTTTCAATATACTCATAAGGACCAGGCGATGCAGTTACATTGCCCAATTTAGCGCCACCGGCAGAATCTTCTGTAAGTGGTAATAAAACATTACTCTTTGCCCAATCTGTAAAAGTTATGCCATTCCATCCAACAAATTCTGGATTTACAATCAAAGAGGTTACAAAACCATAAAGAAAAGACATCGACGCATTTTTGTACGGTCTGTCTATCATTTTTATCTGATCTGTATTGATATGAAAATAAGGAGCTGCAATTACGCCCTCACTTTCACCACCTAAAACTAAATCTAAATTCTCTGTTAATGTAGATTGATCATAAACCCTGTAACCATCTAAATATCTTCTAAAAGTCAAACTGCCATCTACGGCTAACTCCGTTGGTCTATAAATAAACCATTCGCCAGAACTTTGTACTAATACGGCAGTCCATAACTCTAAAACAGATCTAAGAACCTCCTCGCAACTCATAGGATTAAACTGGTCATCCTTTAAAAACCGTTCACTATTTACATAGCATTGATCTAGCGGATCGTATGTATCGCCTTGCGTCATGCTATCTTCAAAGATATTTACGCAAGTATTTAGATACAATGCAGGTGCTTCTAACCTTACCAAACAGGCCTGAATGACCTCTATAAAAGTTTGTTTACCTAGATAGAAATTTCCATCATTCTGTACATAGGACAGATTTTTTAGCAACCCTATTCCATCAACCGCATTTACAGAAATAACATAAGGCGGAAATGTAAAAGACTCCTGACATCCATCTGGAATGATAAATCCTTGCCAGATTAAATCCTCAAACTCGCCTGGACTAACATAACAAACGCCATTTGCATTTGCATAGGCTTGCCCCTCTGCCGTAAATCCGCTATCAGCATCTGCTAGAGCCTGAGCTGCTGCCTGACTTGTCACGCTATTATAATTTTTAGTAAAGACCTCTAAGGATCCCTCACCAGATGCGCAAGATGTTTCAAACACCGCTGAACGGATAGCGGTATATTCTGTAGCTGAATGAGTACTTTGCAAAAAAACATTTATATCAGTTGTAGGTATAATAGTTGTATCCATTGCAAAAGGGAATATGACAGACCTTTTAGTTGGTATTCCTGTAATTTCTAAATTAACACCATTATTACCTGATGTCGATGTGTAACTAAATGATTTAATTAAAACAGTATCGCCACGATTAATATAAAATGATCCGGATGCACTATTAAACTGATTGACTATCTGAACACCATTTACCAATATCTCTAAGTTTGCATCAACTCCTGATATATCTTCTTCTAATTCCCAGTTAATAATTAATGTATTCGGAGTTTCTTTGCGATAAATTTGCACCATGAACTCACGCTCATTCTCGCTATACAAATCCTCTAGCTCAAAGTCCTCAGTTGCTATTAGATTTAACGTACACTCAGAACCGATAATAGGCTCTAGCTTATTACTTGATGTATTTTGATAGTTAATCTGTATAGGATTCTGCTGAGCCTGAATCTCTGTAGATTCACCTGCATAATCTAACTGCGAGATACTGCACAAATATTCATCTGGCAACCCATCAACAATCCGAGTATCTCTGTCCGAATAAAACGTAAAATAATATTTTTGACTGTAACTCATGGTCCGAACCTCTGTAATTTAGCACCTGCTCTGTTTAACACCCCAATTAAGTTAGTGCCTGAAATCTCAAATACAACCCGACCACCGCCAAAGTCCTGAGCAGATCCTGCCGCACTTGTGCTGATTGTAGATGATGCTTGTGGTATAGGTGCCTGTTGTTTCTTTTTAAATAAAGATGCAATCCCTGCAACGGCTGCTACTCCTGCAAGTATTGGTAATAATGCGCCACCTGTGGCAGCCGTTCCAGTTGCTAATGCAGCAGTACCACCACTTGCAGCTGCCGTTCCTCCTGCTAATGCAGCTTTACCGCCTCCAATTTTAAGCAAACTTCCAACTATACCAATTAAACCTTTGCTTTTAGAACCATCTTTTTTATCACCTCCTGATAATAAACTCATTACTCCTTTAGTAGCTTCACTTGCTAAAACAGATAGAAAAGTATTTTTAATTGCTTGACCTAATGTATCAAATGATAGTTTACCATTCATTAACAAATCATCAAAGAATGTTTTAAATGATGTGCTTAACTGTGGTAAAATATTATCTTTTATGTAAAGGTTTAGGTTTTGAAATGGAGTTAATAATGGTGCTTTTATTGCAGCGAATTTATCAACTATTGCCTTAGCTGCAACCTCAGACTGACTAACTGCCAACTCTAAGGCTTCTGGGTCAATAATATTTAATTTTGCTTTTGCCTCTTTAGCTGCCAAGGCTGCGTTAGCTTCAAAGTTCATTAATGAACTCATCATTTCTTGGTTAAATTTACCAGCTTCAGCTTTTAATTTATCTGCCTTATCTTTTGCCTGTTTTACAGTATTATCTTCTTTTGCTTTAGGTGCTTTACCAAAACTTGCAGTTGCTGGTTTACTTAATTCTGCTTGAAATTGTTTTCTGCCATCTTGTAATGCTCTAATACCATCCTGATAAATAGATTGAAATGCTGCTGCAACTTGCTTATCGCCTCCGCCCTTTGATTGTAGTAATTTATCGCCTTCAGCTTTTAAACGTGCTATTGCAGTACCAAAATCATTAGCACTTTTTGCGCCTGATAATGTTGCAGAAACTATATTATTAACTCCTTTTTCAACTGATTGAATAGCGTCTACTTTTATATCCTTTGTGGACATAAATGCTCCCAATGCAGGGATGCCTGTAATTTTACCAACCGATTTTACTAAACCATCTATTAATGTCCCTTCAATTTTGAATTTAGATGCAATATTTAATTCCTTGTTAAATTCTGTTATTGAAGTAACTGCCTCACTTATTATGCTGATTACTGAACTAAATACTCCAGCAGTATTGCTACCAATTGAAACTAGCATCTGATCCCAACTATCAAGTAAGTTTGAAATTTTCCCTGTTAAGGTTTCAGATATAACTGCCATAGATCCAGATACACCCTCAGCATTACCTAGAGATGTAACATAGTTTCTAATAGCCTCAGATGATTTATCAACTGTGGTTTGAACGCCTTTAAAGGTAAATATCACCTTATCCCCAGCATCTTGGGCCCTTACACCAAACTCTTTTAACCTTTCAAATTCGCCTGTTTGCGCATCTAATATTGCCTCAGCTAATTGATCAAATGATTTACCGGTACTAGATGCTAAATCTCCTAGTTTTCGCATCTCATCACCAGTAGGCTTAAATCCTTGGTTCGCTAACTTTACAAATGATGCAGTTAATTCTTGAACGCTAAATGGAGTTTTAGCAGCAAAATCTTCTATTTCTTTTAGTTTTAATTTTGCTAAAGCATTAGATCCTAAAGTATTGCCTAAAACCGCACCAAACTTTTCAAACTCAGCCGTTACTGCTAAAACCTCTTTGCCAAAACTAATAAAAGCACCTACACTAAATGCTCCTGCAAAAGCAAGACCTGCGGTTTTAAATGCACTACTAGCAGTTGATGAAAAACTTTTTAAATCTGTTTCAGCACCATTAGTAAAGCCTTTTAATTTTTTTTGCGCACCCTTTAAATCTTTATCTAATTGCCCTAAAGGTGCGCCAATAGGTATCTCAATTCCTTGCATCTTCTAAGTATTTAAGCATCGCCTTATTCATTTGTTCTTTAATTATATCCATGTCTGCTATCTCATCATTTTCATAGATAAAAGCCATGAACTTTTTAAAGCTTGGCATTCCTTTATTAACATGTACTCTCATGCCATTCCATGTTGCCCATCCTATGCGCTCCCAGTCCTTTTTTTCTTTATTAAAAAAGCCTTGACATTTAAGAATATATTGATTCCATGTCAAGGCGTAAAAGTCATCAGGCATCAAACCGAGTTCTCCAAAAGCAAAAGTCAACACATCTTTATTCCAATTTAACTTTCCTGTTTGCTTTTTTTTTGCTCGGTTACCTCTGTGTTTAAACCTAACACTCTAAATACTTCTTTAGAAACTGTCAGGATAAACTCACCCCCTGAGCCTCCAGAGTTATCAATCCAATCGTGAACATCAAACTCTGTGAAGTCTACGATCTCGCCTTTCTTTAGTATAGGGTAAGCCGATGCATGATAAATAAACAC